CATCTTCCAACAGATCTACACTCGAATCCCAGTTGAGATATTGAACCGCGAGGACTTAGTTGCCTTCTGTGGTTGGGATACTTTCCGCTTGATGATGAACGCATTCATCAACGTAGGATCGGGCACCGGTAACTTCCACTACACGGCTGAGGGCATGCAGACTGGTGAGCAGGTCTTCCCAGGCACAAACCTCAAAGTTGTTGCAGTTAACGGCTTGAACAGCACCAGCAGAATCGTCACTTCATACCTTGGCAATATGTTCTACGGAACGGATTTGCTCAGCGATGAGGAGCAGTTCAGCATCTGGCATTCTCGCGACAACGATGAAATTCGTTTCCAGGCTGCTATGAAAGCCGGCGTGCAAATCGCCTACCCTGAGTTTGTTGTTGACTGGAAATTGGCCTAACCATGAGTTGCGGACTAACCACCGGATATGCACTCGGCTGTCGTGACAGCGCGGGTGGCATTAAAGAGGTCCGCATAGCGGTCCTCAACGCAACAGGAAGTGTTGGCACTAACGGAAGTGGGACAGTAACCGGATTCACCGGTTACTCTTCCGCGTTCTATGAATATGACTTAACGAAGGCCACCTCGCAGATGACGGAGACAGTCAATGTCTCCTTGGAGAATGGCACTGTATTCTACCAGCAAGACGTGCAGTTCATCATCAACAAGCTGCAGGTTGCTGTGCGCAATGAACTACGTTTGCTCGCTCGTAACCGAGTGCTGGCAATCGTGAGAGATCAGAACGACCGCTACTGGCTTTTGGGAGCGTCGAATGGCTGCGATATGTCAGCGGGCACGGCTCAGACCGGCACTGCCTTTGGTGACAGGAGTGGCTACGACATTACGCTGACAGGCATGGAGACTGAGCCGATGTTTTTGGTCAGCGGAACCTTGCTTTCGGGCATAACAAGTGCGACGCAGATTAGCGGATCATAACGCATGAAATCGTATATTGCAGCGTAGTTGTATTGGTTGGTTGAAGGCCCTGCGAGAGATCGCGGGGCTTTTTTTTTGGGTTAACTTTGCAAAATGAAGATATGCATCGTCTACAACGCGCATCCAACAGGCTGCAGCTACTACCGCCTCGAGATGCCCAACGCCGTGGTCAGCGACAACTACCCAGAGTTTGACTTTGTCTGTGTCGAGAACATCGCCACCATCACCGATGAAGCACTGGAATCCGTGGACTTGTTTCTGTTCAACCGGACGTGGGTGCAGGGCACTATTGACCAGGTGAGGAACGTCTACAAGGCGCTCACAAGTGCCGGCGCGAAGGTTATCTTGGACATGGACGACTATTGGTATCTGGGCACCGGGCATATCATGTATAAGCAGTACCAGGACCACAAGATGAGCGAGATGATCGCAGAGACTGTGCGCCTTGCCGATCACGTCACCTGCACGACTACGCACCTGGCCGAGTACGTCAAGAAGCTGAATCCAAACATCACAATCTTACCCAACATCCCCTACGATAAATACCAGCAGTTCATCCCTGTTCCGGAGATGGAACCCGATCCTGATGTTGTCAAATTCGGGTGGTTTGGTGGCGCTCAGCATGGCGAGGATATTGAGATGCTGTACAATTCAATGGGCAAGCTTGAGGGCGATCATTCACTTGATGGCAAGTACCGGATCTACCTGGGTGGATGGAATGATGGTAATCACGTCTATGCTGGATATGAGCGCATGACGTAGACTTCAGTGCCTTCTACAAGCTCGCCGTCAACGCGCACAACAGTGCCGTCTTCAAGTGTGTAGTCAGCGAAAGATTGCGGTGCCTGGACGCTGAACTTCCTCAGCTCACCACGCAACAAGTCAATTGCATTTTTTAGATTCATGGGTGTTGATTTATTGGGAAATATACCTTGAGGGCAAATGTTGCAAAAAAGCCGCCAAATCTTGTGCCAATCCTGCCAGGGCCATCTCCAAGGCGCTGTCTGTGGGCTTCATGCCGAACAAGCCCTCAACGCTGAATCCTGTGAACTGGTCGCGATTCTCCCAGACTTTGTCGTTGTCGACCTTGAAAGATCCAAACCAGCTGCCATTCTTCGCATCCTCATAGCCCTTGGGTGGGTTGATGCCGCGATCCCTGTCGATCAGGTAGCTCTCAAACATGTACACGCCGTCAAGCTCGGTGCTATGTTCAGCGTTGACGTTATGCTGGTTCCCCTGCTTGAAGTACTTCTGGACAATCTTGCGGATGGTGTCAGCATCAAAGACGACGTAGTACTCGCCGTATGTGTCATCGTTGCGGTATATCGGTGTATCGGCCAACATCAACGGCCCTGTCAGCACCCGCTTCTCTCCGGTCTCACTGAATCGCTGTTTTTTGGCGAAAGCTTGAAATGGCCGCTCGATGGCTGGGTGTTCAACAAGCGCCACGAAGCTCACTCCCTCATCGACCTCGTCGATGGTCATCTTGTAGACTGGTATCTCCATGTCCGTAAATATACCTATGCCCCCAATGTTGCAAATTCAGACATCCGGCGCAGACGACTTGAGGTGTCGCTGATGTCGCGCTCGACGACGTAAGCCCTCAAACCTGTCTGCCCTTGACCTTGGTTGTTGGCGAGGTTGCCCAGGTCCGTACTTTGCGGTGTGCCAAAGATTGGCGGTGGTGCTGCCTCGCCTCCTGCTGCCGACGATCCTGTTGATGGTGCCGCCCCACCTCCGCCACCTGCCTCCGATCCACCCTGAAACTGCTGCTGGCTTATAGCCTTGACGCGTGCTAATGCTGCCGCCGCCGCCGCCGCTGCTAAGACAAAGTTAAGTGGAGGAGGTGCTGACTTAAACGCCTTCTGTGTCGCGACAATGCCGTCAATGATTGCCGTAGCCATTGACGCCTTCTTGTTAATATCAAAGGCTCTGCGCTGCGCTTTTTCGCTCTTGCCGGCAAACAGCGTCGCCAAGTCCGCAATCCCCTGCAGTGTCTGCTTCGCCCGGTCCACTCTGCGTTGCTCGCGCATATTCTCAAGATCTTCCTCCGCCTTCTTTTCCGCCATCAGCTCCTTGACGCCCTTACGCCTTTCGCCGCGGATCTGCATTTCACCAAGTGTGTTGGTCTTGTTTAGCTCATCCCAATACTTTTGAAAGCCGTCTATCAGCTGCATGTAACCTACCTCATGGTCTTTTTTCTGCTGCTCAAACTCACGCCTGCGTTCCTCCAGTCTCCTGGCCCTTGCCGCTGCCTCAGCTGCCTCACGATCAGCAATGCCCTTGTCGATGATATTCTGCTCTTCCCGGATCTTAACATTTAGCACTTCAATCTCTTGGCGTGCTGCGTTTTGGTATGTATTCTGCCTCACGCCTTCCGCCTTAATAGCATCGTCAAGGTTCTTTTGGATGCTCTCACGCTCCTGCTCGTATCTCTTAATCCGTATTGCCGCCAGTTGCTCATCAGTGGTGCCGAAAGCTTTCAGCTTGCGCTCATAAAACTCCAAAGTGCCAACGGTCTCATTGAGCGCCCGCTTAATGTCCTTTTGATTTTCGACTTCATCTTCGGTCTTGCTGCTGAATAGCCCCATCGCCTCTGCTGCCAATCCTAATGCCACGACAAAGGCACCGATGCCGGTGGAGACCAATGCAATCCTGAACGCCTTTAGCGCCCCTGTGCTGGTGCCGACTGCTGGGAATTACACGGTTTCTGCCGTGGTGGACTGCGCGGACGGCGCGAGCAATTCGTTTTTCGTTGAGTTCGACGCCGAGCCGACGACCGCGAACATCTGGCACATCCTTACCACGACGGGCACAGCCAGCCGCACTGTGACGTTTCTGGAAACGCCTGGTGCGGAGACCGGAACGCAACTGCCTACGGTCTGGACACTCTCGGCAGGCGTGCATCGGCTCAATGTCTATGGACGGGAAATCGGCGCGAAGATCTACAACGTCACGCTGGTCAACTCCAACGTCGCACCCTCCAACATCGCGCCAACGACCATCACCGGCAACGATGGCGTGGCCGTTAGCCAGCAGTTCACGGCAGAGGGGTACCCTTCTTCATGGACCGCAGCCAGCCTGCCGACTGGCCTGTCGCTCGGCACGTCCGGCTATCTCACCGGCACACCAGCCGCGGCAGGAACAGCAAGTCACACCATTTATGCCATCAACGCGAACGGCACCGCTTCCGCGTCCGTCTCAATGGCGATTGGTTCTGCCGCGACTGTGCCGGGAATCCCGACCATCGGCACCGCATCTGCGCTTTCGTCGTCGGCCATCGCCGTCGCATTCACGGCGCCCGGCAGCAACGGGGGCGCGACGATCATCGACGCATCGCTGCCAATCGCCACGCGGAACAACCTCCTCGCCCGCCTTGAAGGATGACCCGCGCCGACATTCTTTCCCACGCGCTTTTCGATTCCGGCGGCGAAATCGACGGGATCAAGTTCGGACCACTTTCGCAACCGTGCCTTGTCATCCTCAAGCGCCGCAAGAATTGCCTGCTTGCCGATTCCGATAGGGACCAGGACGAGCATGAGGCCATCGGGGAAATCTTCTT